TCAATGAATGCAGCAGCAAGATCCAAACTTGTAATTGGAAATGCAAGTCTTGGAACACCATTAAATGGGTGCATCAGATCTATTACTTGTTACAAGAAATTCTTATCTGCCGCTAAAATGCAATCCCTTACAGCACCATGATCGACTACCTTCTCAAATTCCCAAGCAAAGCGATTGCAGAACAATTCGGCATCGCCAACGGATTCGCACAGCTAGACGAAGAGTCTGGCGTAGTTGTCTCGTCTCTTGCATCCCACACCCACGCGCTTCGCGAGATCGGTGAGCATAACGGTGACGGCAACTACTGGGTTCTCTTCCGCGATCTTGTCGGCATCCCGATTCCTGAAGGCGGTGAGCAGTTTATCTTTTGGGCCTCCAACATGACCATCACGGACGATGCAGGGAGCGTGATCGAAGTCCCTCGTCCAGAATTCAATCCAGACGTGCCCAATACCTTCTGGGCATAACCATTCAATAAAAAAATCAAATGAGTAGCGTACCACCAGACTATGTGAAGGCGGCGTCCTTCACCACCCTCGCCCAGCAGCCGATCACCACGGCAGGACTCCCAGGAACCCAGCTCGACAACGAGTTCGTCAACATCTCCACCACGGTGAACAAGACGATTGATCGGCTGTCTGAACTCCAACAGGACGATGGAAAGCTCCGATCGAACGTGGTGACCATCAATTCGCTCTCGCCAGACACAGCCGCAGCCATCGCTGCCGCAGGCTCCACCATCTACGGTGAGTGGGTGGCTGGCAAGGCTTACGTCCCAGGAGACATCATCGTTTACGGCTCAGACGGCTACGCCTACATGGCCGCGATTGCCCACACGTCTGGCGCTGACTTCAACGCAGACTTCTCCAACAAAGCCTGGGCGATCCTGGGATGGAGGCCGACCACCAGCAACCTGATCGTCAAGACCTTCACGGGGAATGGATCGCAGCTCACCTTCGAACTCCTCGTCAACCCAGTGAGCGAAACCAACACCCAGGTTTTCGTCAATGGTGTGTACAAATCCAAGTCCACCTACGACATCTCTGGAACCAATCTCGTCTTCACGGCAGGGAATGCCCCAGCGAATGCGGCCGCAATCGAGGTGGTCATCGGCGTGGCAGCGGAACTCATCAATAACATCGCCAACATCCCAGCCAACTCGGTCGGAACCACTGCGCTCATCAACCTGGCGGTCACGGGGGCCAAGATCGCAGACACTACCATCACCACGGGCAAGCTCGCAGACCAATCGGTCACGGCAGACAAGATCGAGAACAATACCATCACGTCAGGCAAAATCCAGAATCTTTCAATTATTGAAGACAAACTTGCTGCTGGAGCGGTGACAGGGCAAAAGATCGCAACTGGAACCATCATCGAGTCCAACCTGGCAGATGTATCAGTCGGCTCAACCAAGATTGCTGCTGGAGCCATCTTAAATTCCAAGATGGCAACGAATTCAGTTGGAACCACCAACGTGATTGACGGATCAGTCACTCTAGCAAAATTATCCCAATATGCTCCTAAATGGTTTAGTGGGACTACCTATGTTCAAAGTGGATTAGAACTTGGACCAGAAATAACATCAGATGCTCCATCATACATCGACTTCCATTCTTCATTCCCAGTAATTGATTTTGATGCGAGAATTTTTCGCAACTCTGGAGTCAATGGTGCATTTGAAATTTTACAACTTGGCACTGGACCAATAGCTTTCACATCAAATTCTGGTGGATTCAAATTTGGAACAGCTCCAATGCCAAATCCAGTTGGAACTGCTCCTATTTACGGTGCTAGAGCGTGGGTTAGTTTTGATGGGACTAGAGATACGACTGGAGCACTATCAACAGGAACATCAACCGCAAATAATACCAATCGGAAAATTAATGCTTCTGGAAACGTATCTAGTGTATTAAGAGTATCCAGAGGAGTGTATCAAATTAATTTTGCACTCCAAATGGATGACGCTGCTTATGCCTATACTCATGCATACTCAAGTGAAACTGCTGGGTCTCAACACGCAGTAGGTTTTCTTGCTGGTATTACACCTTACTCCATAACAGTCGCGCATTACAATGCTGACGACAGTGGTGATACAACTGATAAGTCCCTTGTTTCTGTCTGTGTATTTAGATGAATAAGCACCTCAAGCGCATGAAACCTAACAACTAATCAATGGCGAAAAAACCGAAAGAGCTGACTCCACTGGAACAAGCGGAGCTTCGGCTCAAGGCCACTAACCGACTCATTGCATCGAAGAAGGCCCAGGACTCGCTGATCGAGTTCGTTCGGCTGATGATGCCAGACCCAGAAGACCCAGACGACGCATCGAAGTCGCGCTATGAGGTAGCCAAGCACCACCAGGTTCTGGCAGCGGCACTGGAGGAAGTTGAGAAAGGAACGATGCCGAGGCTCATCATCACTCTTCCACCGCGTCACGGCAAGAGCCAGATTTCCTCCAAGGCATTCCCAGCCTGGTTCATGGGTCGCGACCCGTACAGACAGATGATCGTGGCATCGTATTCGGCCACCATGGCCGAGGATTTCGGGCGCGAGGTGAGATCCTACATGCAGACAACTGCGTTCCAGCAAATCTTCCCCAACTTCCAGCTCCGCAAGGGCGGCGCAGCCGCAGACCGAGTCCAGTCCGAGCAGGGTGGCATCGGTGTTTTTGTCGGTGCTGGCGGCGCTCTCACGGGTCGGGGTGCTGACTGCCTCCTGATTGACGACCCAGTCAAAGACCGCGAAGATGCGAATAGCGCAACCATGCGCGAAAAGCTCTGGGGCTGGTTCACAGACGTGGCCATGACCCGTCTGATGGGCGGCATGGGCCGCGTGGTGATTATCATGACCCGCTGGCACGAAGACGACCTTGTCGGCAGACTCACAGACCCAAGCAACACCCACTACAATGCAGAAGAAGCCAAGCAATGGAAGATCATTTCGTTTCCAGCGTTGGCTGAGAACGACGACATCATGGGCCGCAAGCTGGACGAGCCGCTTTGGCCGACCAGGATCACCTACGAATTCCTCAACTCCCAGCGCCGTCTCAATCCACGCGGATTCTCCGCGCTCTACCAAGGCCGCCCTGCCCCCGAGGAGGGAGACTTCTTCAAAAAAGACTGGCTCCACACCTACCAGCCACTCGACCTGCCGAAAAACCTACGATATTACTGCGCGTCTGACCACGCCGTATCTACTGCCCAAGACCGCGACCCGACGGTATTGATGACGGTTGGTGTGGATGAGGACGACAACATCTGGGTGTTGCCAGACGTGTTCTGGCGGCGGGTGGAGACGGACGACGTGGTTGACGGGATGATCGACCTCATGTCCAGGCACAAGCCGCTCATCTGGTGGGCGGAACGCGGCCACATCTCGAAGTCCATCGGCCCATTCCTTCGCAAGCGGATGGCCGAGGAGGGCGTGTACTGCGCCGTGGAGGAGGTTGTACCAGTGAAGGACAAGCAGACACGCGCACAAGCGATCAGAGGCCGCATGGCGATGGGGAAGGTGCGATTCCCTGCCTTCGTTCCGTGGTGGGAGGCAGCTCGCCAGCAAATGCTCACATTCCCAGCAGGGAAGCACGACGACTTTGTTGACACCCTCGCCTACATCGGCCTCGGCCTTGGCCGAATGACATCGGCATCGTCATCCAGGAAGGTGAAACCGCTCCCAGCGGTCGGAACGCTCGCCTGGGTGAAGTCAAAATCCGAAAGAGACAAGAAGGATGAGTTTATACGGAAATCCATTGCAGGATTCTGAGCAATCAAGTACAAAAATCGCAGACAAGCACCATAATCATGACAGACGAAACCTCAATGAGTCCAGAAATGGAAAATCCCAACGAATCCCTCGGCCAAATCACCGAGGAAGTGGTGAAAAGCGGCATGATTCGTGACAAACCCGACATCGAAAAGAGCCGAGAGGCGCTTGTCACCAAGTGGCAAGACAAGATTGACAGCGCGAAGTCGCACTGGAAGGAAGATTTCGACCGCATGAAAGAGAACCAAGCGTTCCTGCGCGGTGCTCAGTGGGACGGCGAGGAGGATGAGGACAAATACATGGCCAACATCATTCAACGGCACATCAACCAGCGCGTGGCCGCGCTCTACGCCAAAAACCCGAAGGTGGTGACCCGCAGACGGAAGACTCTCGACTTCAAGGAATGGGACGGCAGCGTTGATTCGCTCAACACGCTCCAGGCGGCGGTGCAAAACTCGATGATGAGCGGGATGCCGATTGATCCTCAGATCACCAACCTCCTCACCGACATCCAGAATGGGGTGAATCGCAAGAAGATGATGCAGAAGGTGGCAGACACTCTCCAGATCGTGTACGACTACACGCTCAACCAGCAGCTTCCTCCATTCAAGATCCAGATGAAGCAACTCGTTCGCCGTGTCTGCACCACTGGCATCGGCTACGTCAAGCTCGGCTACACCAGGATCATGGAGCGTAGTCCAGACGACGTGGAGCGCATGAATGGCATGTCTGAGCAAATCTCCAAGCTGGAAGCTCTCATGGCTGACAAGAATGACGGCGAGATTGAGGCCGATTCCTACAAGCTGGAGCAGCTTCGTGGCATGCTGGAAGACTACAAGACTCGGGACAAGGAAATTACCAGAGAGGGAATCACATTCGACTTCCCATCGTCCACCAGTGTCATCATCGACCCAGCATGCCGCCACCTTCGCACGTTCCTTGGGGCGCGATGGATCGCGGAGGAGTTCATCCTGTCGGTGGACGACGTGAAGGAAATCTACGGGGTTGACCTCAAGAATGCCGCAGACGTGACCAACTACGAGACTGGAATCCCCAACCTCAAGCAGAAGATCGAATCGCTGAATGGCGGACTTCGCAAGCGCGAGGTGGAAGGCGTTTGCGTCTGGGTGATCTACGACAAAAGCGCTGGACAGACGATGACGATCGCAGATGGGTACAGCGACTTCCTGGTCGCCCCAAAAGAACCAGACGTGTTCATCGAGCGCTTCTGGCCGATCTTCCCGCTCACCTTCAACGAGGCCGAGGACGAGGAGAGCATCTTCCCGCGCTCGGATGTGCATCTTCTCAAGCCGTTGCAGATGGAGTACAACCGCTGCCGCGAAGGTCTTCGCCAGCACCGCATCGCCAGTCGCCCGAAAACTGCGGTTGCCGCAGGGCAGCTCGACGAGGACGACATGGAAAAGCTCCAGTCTCACCCAGCGAATGCCGTGATCGTGCTGAACTCGCTTCCGCCGAATGGAGACGTGAACAAGTTGCTCCAGCCGATCAACGGCCCACGCATCGACACGGCGCTCTACGACACAGGCCCAATCTTCGAGGATCTTCTCCGCGTAGTCGGCCAGTCGGATGCGTCCATCGGCGCTGCCCAGTCTGGCGTGACCGCCACTGGCGATTCGATTGCCGAGCAGAACCGCACGGTGGCGCTGGCATCCAATTCAGACGACCTGGACGACATGCTCATCGAGCTGTCCCGCTCTGCGGGGCAGATCCTCCTGGCCGAGATGGATCGGCAGACGGTCTTCAAGATCGTCGGCCCAGGCGCTGTCTGGCCAGAGTTGAGCAAGAAAGAAATCGCAGACGAGCTCATCCTTGAGATCGAGGCTGGCAGCTCTGGCCGCCCGAACCGTGCGGCGGAAGTCGCCAACATGGAGCGTCTCACCCCGCTCCTTCTCCAGATCCCTGGAGTTCGGCCAGACTGGCTCGTCAAGCAACTCATTAGCCGCCTGGACGACCAGCTCGACGTGGCAGAGGCATTTGCAGCCAACCTTCCGTCGATCATCGCCCAGAACGCCATGCAAAAGCAGGCGCAGATCATGGGCGCGGGGATGGCTCCAGGCCCAGGTTCTGAAGGAGGCGCTGACAACCAAGCCGCTCCTCCTCAAGGGCCAGCCCCGCAAGGCGCTCCATCCCAGATGCCGCAGACAATGGCGAATCAATAAGGAAAAAAATTCAGACAATTTATTGTTGACTCACAGACAGAAAAAAATACTCTTTACCCATGACGGACACATACGAGTCAGATTCGTCATCTGACCAAACACAAATCGCAACAGACAACGCCGCAGACACGCAAGTAGATAGCGGCACAAACCAGGACGCAGAGCATCAGACAGAATCGTCCACTGTCAGCAACAGCGAAAAACCAGGCTCACTCCTCGATCTCGTAAAAGATGTCGTGGAAAGGAACCAGGTAGTGGAATCGCAGACCACATCGGATGAGAAATCGGCAGACCAAGTCATTTCTGATGAACCAACGAAGGAAGAAGCCAATCCAGCATCGAGTGATGAAGTGGACGCAGACGCTCAGGACGGTTCAAAGGACGACGAAAAGCTCCCATTTAACAACCACCCACGTTTCAAGGCCCTGATTCAAGAGAAGAACTCCTACAAGGAGGATGCAGCTCACTTTCGGAATTTGTCGCATTTCATGCACGTCAACAGTCTGAGCGCCGACGAGGTGAATCAGGGGTTGGAGTTCTTGGCTGCGTTAAAATCCGATCCGATGAAGGCTCGGGAGATGATTGCTGGAACCAACAAGTACTTGGATCAAGTGGCAGGAGAAATCCTTCCAGATGATGTGAGCGAGATGGTAGAAAGCGGCGAGATTAGCGAGGAGGCGGCAAAGCAATTTGCCAAGACCAAAGCTCAGCTCGCATTTGAGCAACAACGTCAGGCAAATTTGCAGCAACAGCAGCAAAACTACCATGGCGAAATGGCTCGGAATCAAATCGTAGGTGCAATTGAGCAATGGGATCAGCAAGTGATGGCTCGCGACCCTGATTATCAGTCCAAACGCCAATTGGTCTTGAAGAACCTGGAACTGGCACAGATGCGTCAACCTGCTCGCACACCTCAAGAAGCACTGGCTTACGCCGATGCAGCTTACAAAGAGGCAAACGAGTACCTGAAGCACCTCATGCCAAAGAAAGTTGAAATCAAGCAGCCAACTAGCGCTCAATCAGTGAACCATGCAAAAGCCAAGCCTCAAACCTTGGAAGATGTCATTCGGCTTCACGTCAACGCTTAACCTCAACTAACTACTACCATGGCCTTTAGTACTACCCAAATGGATGCTGTTGCAAGCTACGCTCTCGACTTTTTTGTCAAAGGCGAGGCTTTCGACCAATCAATTCAAGACAAACCACTCCTTTCCGCTCTTCGCGGCAAGCAGAAAACCTTCTCAGGTGGAAAAGGAAAGATTTCCATTCCTGTTGTTGGAGACTACGCAGACACCGATGCTGGTCTTGTAACCCTCGCTCCTGGTGGAACCTTGAGTTCTGCCGACAATGCCACGAACTTCTTCAAGGGCTACCAGTACGACGACACCGTCGGCTTCGTCAACCCGAACTCCGTCAAACGTGCGTCGTATGACTACGCTGAAATTCACGCTGGTATCAACGTGACATTCACCGAACTCAAGCAAGACGGCATCACCGTTGTTGACAGCGCATTCGGCGACAAGACCGCCAAAGCAAGTGGCCGCGAAATCACCGCACTCACTGGCTTGCTTGACCACAAACTCGGCTCGATGGCTGAAGGCTGGTCGCGCAAAATGAACCAGATGTTGTGGCGTACTGGTGCTCAGGACTCCAAGCAGTCGATTGGAATCTTGGCCTTCATCGTTGATTCGCCAAGCGGATCGACGACCATCGGCGGACTCAACCGCAGCACTTACGCATGGTGGCGCAACCGTGCCAACCTTGGAATCTCCCCAGGTTCCGATGTGTTGACGCAAACGCTCCGTGCTGAAGTTCGCCAGCTCACCCGTTTCGGCGGTCGTCCAGACCTCATCCTCTGCGGATCGAAATTCCTCGATGCGCTCGAGAAGGAAGTCGCAGCCAAGGCGCTTTACTCGCAAAGCGGAGTTGCTGGAAGCAAGAACATCGCATCGCCAAGCGTGACCATCACTGGAATCGGCACATTCGTGTACGACCCAACTCTTGATGACCTTACTGCCATTATGAACAACGGCATCGACTACGCGAAGCGCTGCTACTTCATCGACACCAAGGCAATCTGCCTTTACGTCATGGATGGAGAGGACAACAAGATCCACTCCCCAGCACGTCCAGAGACGAAGTACGCTCTGTACCGCTCGATGACCTGGACTGGTGGCATGGCCGCTAACCGCATGAACTCCAGCGGGGTGTACTCCATCGCCTGACCCAACTGGATGGGGGGAGAGCAATCTCCCCCTGTCCTTTTTTCTCACAAAACACACAGACACACATTATGCAAAACTGCTCAGTAATCCTATCAATCGGTGGTGACATCACCAAGACCATTCAAGTTGAAAAAGTCAATCCAGCTCATGCCCTGATTCTCATGCGCCTTCATGGCCGTGAATCCGTGGTTCGCATGCCTGGAACAACCGCAGAATCCAACGAGGTTCATTCAGAAGTCATTCAACAACTCGCTTACACCTACGGCCCAGGCGCGGTTGAGGATGTCTTTGGTAAGCTGCTGTACGGCATCAAGCTGCCAACCCGCTTCTCTGAGATCCAGCTTGCAATCGCTGGGGAAAACGACGAGCCAGCGCCAGAAGCTCCAGTTGTAAAAAGAGGGCGCAAGCCAAAGGCTGTTGTTGACTCGGAACCTGCTTCTGAGGATACTGAGCCAGCCACAGACAGCGGAGAGCCTGCCGAGGCTCCTGTCGAGGACTAAGCCACCCGCAATAATCAATGCCCACCACACTTGCTGAACTTGTCACGGCTGTAAGAGCCGAAATTGGTGATTCGACAAACATGTCGATGGGCATTGATTCTCTTCCTGCCATCAGGCAGACACTAAAGCGAGTCCAGGAAACCTACTACCTGGACTATGACTGGCCGAACCTCGTCATTGATCGTGACGAGGATCTTATCGCGGGTGAGCGGTTCTACACGTTCAACTCGGACGTGAATTTCGACCGCATCTTCGCCGCCTGGGTGCGGGATGGAGACATGTGGATCAAGATGGACTACGGCATCGACCCAGAGCACTACAACTCGTCTGACCCAGACCTTCTCCAGAACGAGCCAGTACCAACCAGATGGAGCTACTACGAAGACAACCAATTTGAAGTGTGGCCAACTCCATCTCAAGCTGGCCGCATGCGGTTCCGCTGCGTGAAGGCGCTCCCTCCGCTTGTCGCAGACACAGACACCTGCATCCTTGATCCAAACCTTCTGATCCTCACGGTGGCCGCAGAGATGCTGGCTCGCTCGCGCTCGGAAGACGCTCAGCTCAAGTTGTCACTCGCCAACAACCACTATCAGCGGCTCAAGGGTCGTCTGCAAAAGACCCGCATGTTTGAGATGGGCAAGACCCCATACGCAAGCACCAAGCCAAGGAACTGGACAATCCGAGTACCCCGCAAATAACCATGGCCTATGTCTTTGTCAGCTCATTCAAGAACGGCATTGATGCCAGACGCACAAAGCTGAATGCCCAGCAGGGCAGCTTCGTGTCTGCGAAGAACGTC